CCCGATTAGGAATAAAGACAACGGGGGCGTGTACTCAGCTGGTCGAACACTACATATCACAACAAATGGAACATAGCAGTTCGACCATTCAGTGACATGCAAAATAAAAAGGGGCCGGTTTCCCGGCCCGCTAAGTAGATGTTTAAATTATTCGTTAATGTCAGCAAAGGTAATCTGTCCAGCGTAATTAGCATCCGTGAATACAAAGTTGCCATAAGTGCCAGTTGTTTTTGCGGCAAGTTTAGCGGCGTTGCTAAATACCATATAGTATGTTTTTTCCTGTTCAAGCGCCACATTGCAGTTGACAGTGAAATTGCCTGTGTCACTAGATACTCTGCCATAGCTGTATTCCGAGTTATCGCTGGGGACATTACTGATGTTTACATTAATGCTTTTATTGTTGTCGATTTTAGACGTGTTAACCGTAAAACTAGTGAGACGAGTTGATTTTGTGACAGTGAAAGGAATAGACACGGATTCCTCTTCGTTTGCTTCACTCCATGTGCTGGTAGACACAACAGTTGTTGCTTTATTTTCGCTCAACGTAGGGGTAGAATAGATGAAGCGGCCACTGAAATATGCATTGTTGATACCGATAGAGCCAAAAAAGCCGTTTACGCTATTTTTGCTTCTGTGGAAATTTGCATTGCCAAAAATTGCAGCTGCAGTGAAGTTAAGGTTGTATGTATTGCCGGGAGTTAAGATTGTAGGGAAAGTGAAGTTTGTAACCCGCCCAGTGCTGTTGTCAGCGGTTTTGACCAGGTGAGTGTGGTCATTAGTGCACTTCAGAGACGTATAAAAGGAGATTGTGTTCACAGTAGCATTCGGCGTTGCAACAATATTTTTAAGATAGATAGTGCGATTGACCGTGAACGGGATAGATACACTGGTAACATTGTCTCCGTCCCAAACAGACAGTGCGTCTACAGCGTTGGGAATGTTAGCAGTCAGCGTTTCCACAAACTTCTCCAGCGTAGTCAGATAGCTTGCAGCTACCTGTGCACCAGTATACACGCTGTTGCCCTTGCTATACAGCGTGATAGCATAGATAACGGTCTTAACCTGACCGCTGGTGACGCTTGCATCGCTCCATGCAAATGCCTGTGTGAAACTTACCGGGCCGCTCACAACCAGATTTACTGTTGCGTTGGTATTGTCGCTGTCATACTCAACCGCCACAAACACGTTTCTGGTCTCGCCCAGATTGTAGCTCACCGGAATATTAACCGTTTCGCCACCGGCTTTTACGCCCCAGATAGCCACCTGATTGCCCTTGTTGTTGAACAGCAGAGTTCCGCTTGCATCAACGCTTGCAACGTTGAACTTCTTTGCGTACTTGCCGTTCTGCAGGAGCACAGAATCCTCTTCCTGATTGTCAGTGACATTCCAGAAAGAACCCTGACCATCGCCCTGTTCCAGCGCACCAGTGGTCATCAGGATATTACCAGCATTGATGCCAACATCAGCAACCATATCCTGCTGCGTATTGTACACTCGCGTGGTGCTGTCCTTGTACCCCTCGACTTCCTGCTGGAACTGACTGTAGTCATACGGCTGGAACTCGAACGGTTCAGCAAACAGACCATTGTCCAGAGCCACCGCCGTAACACTGGTCTCGCTAACGACCTGATAGAAGCTGCCGCCGCCATCACCGATTTTCTTATCGCCGCAGGTCAGCAGCGTTTCGCCCAGTGCCAGCGTCCTGTCTGCCTGCATATCTGCTTTGGTATCAAAGCTGTGCAGAGTGTCGGCATAGAACCCGCTGACCGCCGCAGAGTAGTCCTGCACATTTTTGTTGTACTTCTCAACGTTGGCATTGTACCCCTCAACCTTGAGATTGTACTCAGCGACCTGAGCATTCCAGTCCGAACTCTGAATCCAGAACTCAGTGTTGCTGATAGGCGTGCCAGCCGGAACAGTTTTTCGGCTGACGTAGCTGCGGTTGTCAGCATACACCACGCTCAGAGCAGCATACTGTTTGGTATTGCTCCAAGCGCCGGCGAACTCCGGTGCATACCTTGCGCCAATGAATTTCTTCAAAGCCATAGTATTATCTCCTTTGTTTTTATTTCCCACAAACCCACCCTAGCTTGTTTCAGCTCTTCCTAGTGCATTACTGCACGACTGCGCTTTCCCACTCGAGAACCAACTTACCGTAGTCCTCATTATCAGGGTCAAGCTCAGTGCCAAAGTTGACGAAATCCCACGTATCGGGGATGTACGCAACGAAGTAGCCGCTCTCGTCAATCTCAAACCACACGTACTTAACAACCTTTGCCACCAGCTGTTGCAGATTGTTGTCAATCCACGTTGCCAGAGCTTTTACATAGTTGTCAATGTACTCGCCGTTGATAAGGTCATCAACATCCTTCTGCAGTTTGCGAACAGTTGCAGCGAGTTCAGCAATCTTATCGTCCTGCGTGCCGATTTTAGTGTCCTGTGCCTGTACTTTAGCATTCACTTCCTGCTCAAAGGCAGAAATGTGCTGGTCAGTGTCAGATTTGTATGCGTCCAGTTGTTTCTGATATTCCTTCGTCAGTTCTTCGATGGTTTTGTCAATGTCGCTGTACTGGTTGATAATCTGATTGAACAGTTCAACAGCCTTGTTGTACGTTTCGATAACGCGCGCCATGATTTCGTAGTCGGAAGAACCCGGGATAAAGGTGTTCAGGTCAAACCTACCGATGATGGGCAGGAACGGCAGAGGTGTAAGCGGTTCGTATGCCATGATGTTCACCTCACTTCCAGTAGTTCACCAAATACTGAAACAGGTCAGAAATGAACTGCATCCAGTACAGAATAGCGTTGAAGTCCATGGATATCACCTCGCTTTACGGCAGGTTAATCCAGCCGTCAATGCGGTATTCCTGACCGGCCACGGTTGCTTCGCCAAGACTAATGGTAATCTTGTGCAGGCCGTCATTGCTGGACGTGGCGTTCTTCACGCTTGCAGCAGCGGTAGCAGCGTGGTCGCTGGCGGTGTTGAACCAGCCCAGTTCTGCGTGTTTGCCAACATTCGGCAGATTGACCAGCAATGCCGGGTCGTTAGCAGCCACAGCGCCAGTAGCGGTAAACACTGCAAACACGCGCAGAGCGCCGTTCAGCAGGAAGCTGTTGTCCTCAACTATCTTAATCTTAGTGTCAGCAGACTGAATGAAGTTAGTCATATTGCACTCTCCCTTCTTAGAAAATGCCCATGAAGCAGCTGCTCAGTGCATCGATGATTTCAACGTCAATGTTGCGCAGCGCTTCGGAATACTCTTTGAACAGTTCTGCGTAGCTCTTACCGTATAAGCCGCTAACAGTCCTGTTCCGGTTGCCGTTGTACTGATTCTTCTCTGTGTCCTTGCTTCCGTAAGTGGTAGAATCATTGCTGTTAGAGATAGTGTTTGTGTTACCATTGCTTTTGTCTTTGGTTGCTCTGCTTGCATAAGTGTTGTTTTGAATATCACTCTCAATGGTCAACATCGAACCGGGAGTATCCGAGCCTACATTCAATGTGTAGTTGTTGGCATTGGTAGTGCTGTTAGAAATGCTGCTGGTTGAATCAGTGCCGCTCTTGTTGAGGGTTCTGTCAGCAGTGTGTCCATCATTGATAATTTCAGTGATGTTACCGCCGGTGTAGAACTTCCACTCTTCGTTGAGCGCTTCAAACAGCTTGTTTTTGACCGGCATAATTTCAGCCATAGTCATATTCAGGAAGTGCTTGAATCTGTCAGGGGGCAGACAGCCGATTTCCATGAACAGGTAGTGGTTGATAATTTTCTGGTTCAGCTGTTTACGCCAAGCAGCAGGGTCAGTGACAAATGAGGGAACAGGGTAAGCATCCATGCCGATATCGTAACCGGTATCGATAAGTCTGCCAAGTTCGATAGTGTATACAGCCATCGGTTACACCTCACCTTCATTAGTCTTTGCATCATCAGTGTAGTTCTTAGTGTAAGTAGCATTGTAGCTGTTCTTACTATACTTAGCACCCTCAGTAGTGTATGCTTCGGATGCCAGATGAACACTGACGTTAAGCCCGAACAGGTCGTTGATTTTTCGGCACGCTTCCTTGCGTTGACTGAGACCGATGTTTGCCAGTGCATTGGCCTGCCGGTCAAACTGTTCAACTTCATCAGTGACGCGCCGCTCTGTTTTGTAGTCTGCCATGCCGATACCAAGGAAACCAAGATACTCGTTGTATTTGGTGATTTTGATATCCTGCAGCTGACCAGCAACAAAGGGGGCGTCTGTGCGCAGAACCTTGAAAGCGTTAGGGTCAAACACATCTTTAACGCCGAAGATAACAGGCGTGTTACCTTTGTACTTTTCATAAACAGCCATTGCAGTTTGTTTCTGTTTCTGGTCTGTAATGATAAGCACAGGCGTTTTCTGCGCAGAAATGTTGATATCAATTGCGGCATCGATATCATACAGAGCTTTTGCATATCTGCGGGTGGTGAGGAAGGTGGGGTACATATCAGGCGTGTTTCTGATAAGAACGCAGTTATCTGCATCAATAGCAGAGAAAGATGCTACAGGAGTGATGGGGCGGATTCTTTTTGGTTCGTCATAGAGGTTGATGCCCTCAAGGCTGCAGTTCAAGCCAAGGAAACCACGGGTTTCATTGTTGAAGAACACGGCACGGCCCTGCAAATACAGGCAACGTTCAAGGAAACGTTCATTCACGCTGTCGGGAAGTCCTTCCCACTTGAACATGGTGCAGGCAAGGTTCTTGAGTCTGGTGTAGTAGTCGCAGTAGGCTGAAACAGCAACTTCTTTTTCAGCAAGTTCATTGTCATATTTGTACATTTTATCACCTTCTTACTGGGTAAACCAGCCGATAAGTTTTTGCAAAAGGAAGTTTATCAACTGGGAAAGAATAAGGGATATTAGTCCGCCAATTAGTGTGCCAACTGGGCCTGCCAGCGAACCAAGACTTAAACCTAAAGCGCTGAGACCAGAAGTAATTAGCGCCATAGCTCCTTGTGTTAGCCAAGGAACAAGAACAGGTTCAATCAATTGACTGAATGCTACTTGAGTAACAGTGATAACAGCTGAACATAGAATGTTTTTTGCAGCTTGCTCAATAGAGATTTGGCCCTTGAGAACGCCGCCAATGGATTGGATTGTTACGTTTATAACACCAGTCGATATACTGACAACTGCATTAGCGATATTATCATCGTTAATGATTGTAGGCACATATGCCTTTATGGCAGTAGTTGTACCGTGAACCATGATGTTTGCGACATAATCAATGGTCGTATTCTTTGTTTGGTCAAGGAATACTTGCGCTGCCTGTCTTACATCACCGGTGGAGATTGCAGTGCGAACAGCAGACCAGCCGATATTAACAATACTGTCAACATATCCGTCCAGATAAGTGCCGAGTGATTGTCCTAGTTCACTGTTTGGGTCTGTGTCAGTGGCGTTAAAAATCCATTGTTTTAGGTTTGTTTTTGTATTTGCTATAAATTCCTGTGAAGCATTAGTAATAACTTCACCGACTTTGTTTTCGATGTACCAGATAGAATTGTTGACAACGCTTTCGCAAAAATTCTGTAACGTTACAAAGAAGTTGCCGCCGTTTAACAAGTTGTAAACGGATTCAAGGCCGTTCTTCTTAATTCCATCAAATTGCGCCTGTAGGAAATCTGTAAGGTATTTGCCTAAGTCAGAGTTTTTGTCAACGTTGATGCCAGCTAAGTAACGAGTGATAAGACCGTTTGTGAAACTAGTCCATTCACTTTCCGTCATTGGGTTTTCTGCTTCTGTACCAGCAATAGCACGTTTGAACTCTTTAATGTCGTTTTCTGTAACTAGGTCGCACTTTTGATAGTTGACAGTGGTAGTGGTATGCTCAACATACGGAATGCCCGGGAACGCTGTGATTGTGTTTGGGTTTACCGAAAACGGCGCTGTAGCATTGAACGTGGTGTAGTCGGTTCTTGTTGACGAAGTAAAATAAATCTGAAAATGCAAGTGATATCCAGTAGATTTGCCAGTGTTGCCAACTGCGCCTACCTTATCACCTTGACTAACTTTGTCACCAACCTTTTGTGTCGGCAAACTAATCAAGTGAGCATATCTGGTGTAGTAGCAATTACCGCTGTCGTCCTTTGTCTCGTCATGCCGGATTAAGATTGTGTTGCCCCAACTATCCGATTTATAGCATTGAACAACAGTGCCAGCTTTTGCGGCATATACAGGATAGCCAGCAATCTGACCGGGAATACCAGTTGTAAGGTCAAGCGCTTTATGTGATTCCTTGTACCCAGTAGATACAAACCACGTTCCAACACCAAGTGGCATTGTCCACTCATTGGTTACATAGTAACCATCTGAGATGCCATTCATGCCGTGTGAACCGCCCTGACCAGTTGAAGATGCAACCTTGAGTTGAAGTACAGCATAATCATAGTCATTTGCAACAAAGTTATTTGAAGTTAGCCACGGATTGAGCTTTATGATATCAGCGGGGGACATGCCAACTAATTTACCAATGGCAACCAAGTCGTCATTCCAACTGCCCGGGTATTGTGCTTTAATGGTGGTATACACTGCGCCATTGCCTGAAATTGAATTTTTCAGGCCACTGGCATTATCTTCTTGAGTGTTTGCCACTATATCACCACCTTACACAATAGGATTGGGCTGGTCGAAGTTGCCGAATGTCGCGGTGTAAGACCAGAAGAAAATGCCATTGTTAAAAGCACTTTTGATAATCTTCATATCTTCGTCCGGGAAATTGCCAGCAGCGTTTAAACCCAGAGTTTTAATGAAAGTCCAGTTTAGTCTAGCGTGCAGGTTAATGTTTCTGTAAATGCTTTGTTTATATCCATACACCGTTAAGTATTTATCGCACCGTTTCACGATATCAAGCGGCGGTACTTTATATCCATAGGAAAGAGCCGTTTCATTTCCAGCGAGATAAACGTTAGAGGTAGCAACACCACCAACAGCAGGAGCTTGATAGCATTCATTGATATACTTCAAATCTTCACTGATAGCGTCATTACTAGTATTATAGATTTGAAGATTTTTGTATGCGTCATAAGCGCCAACGCCTGATTGGAAAATGCTGTTTGCCTGACTAACAAGACTACCACCAGATGATGCCATTGCTCTTAATGCGGAGCCTGCACTAAATGCATTTAATGTACCGCTAACAGCATCAGCAGCATTGCTAACGACAGCTGCAGCAGCTTGGTCTTTTTGGATAGAGCGCGTCATAGAGCTGCGCCTGTTGTATATAGCGTTAGAACCTGAGTGCAAATTGAAATCGTTTTTGTATTGGTTATATGCCCATGTGGATTCTGGAATTGTGGTAGTAACAAGCAGGCCTGAAATTCTTGCATTAGAGTAATTGGATACCATGCAGCCCAGCGAGCCGCTTGTTCCATCGTCCAGAATTTTAAGTTGAACGTTTGCGCCGTTGATGTATTCTGGGTTAAACTCTAGCTCTTGCCCATACATCTGGAAATAGCACGTAATAAACGCGCCAGAAAGCAATTTTTTGTTTGTGGGGTAGTATGCTTGCTGTGATGTACCAGACATGCACGCCAAATAACTAGGCCTTTTTGCAAAGCTAATGATTGCTCCATTCTGGCTAGTTGTTTGCTGGATTCGTGATACAGCAGAAGCAGTACCTTGCTTAACGTAGTTGTTAAGCTGCTCGTTCATAGGTTCGGGGTTTACGGTTGTAGCGCCAATCACTTTAGCAGAACCGGTGTACATTCCATTAAGAACTTGACCGTTCATAGGCGTTCCGGTAGGCGTGCAAGTTGCGTAAAGAAAAATTTCTCTAGGTGTCAAATCATGCGTACCTACTTGATGATAACCGCCGTGACTAATATCGGTGAAATCTTCTGGAACGATATTATCACCCGGCGTATCAGTATCAGAATGGCATCTATCAACATAACTCTGATAGTAGTTGATATCGAAGAACCACGTCTGGATAACATCAGTGCTGACATACAATCTGGTACTGCCATTACTGGCCCATTCCATTCGATTTATGAAAGCATAGAACCAGCGCGTACCAAAGTTAGAGTTCTGGTACATGATGTAGTTGCAGTTATAGAGATTATCAACTTCTTCAGGAACGACAATCGTATTGTCCTTCTTGATGTAGTTGAAGTTCGCATAAGTCTTTACCGTTTTGCCAGTAAAGTATGCAGTTTGAGCTGCGACATTCGGAAACCACAATGTGTTTCTGTAGTCGCTTTCAAGCGGCGTACTCAACAGCCGTAAATTCGTAGTAGGTGAAAACATCTTATTCTCCTTGCCCCTGACCCGCCCTCGGCAGCTGTGAGGATGGACTGCCTACCGTAAGGAGTGAAACAGAATGTTAAAGTTGCGGAGGGTTTACATTAACCCTCGATGAAAGCCCATGCGTTTGCAAACGGACTGACCGCCATGGTTTCCCAGTGATGCAGGAAGTAGGTGCGGCTCAGGGTGCTTGCATTGTACGGGGTCTCGGCCATCTGATAACGGTTGTCATGAGAACGAACCATAGTGTTATCAGCGATGACAGCCAGCGTCTTAGCGGAGTTGCCAGTATCACCGAAACTGTCCACAATGACCTGCCGGCCCATGAACTCAGCCTTGTTCATGTTGAATGCCTTTGCCAGAACTTCCACGTCAGTGTAAGCGGCAACATCGGCACGAACCAGAATGCTGATACGGTCGGGGGTAGTCCACGTGGTCAGGGCGGTCGCGTTTGCCACGCCAGCAGCATCTGCCATCTTCTTGTAGCAGTTGTAGTTGATGCTCGGGAACTGGAACTGCAGGAACTTTGCCCGGGCATCAGTGATAAGCGTCTTTGCGAACGCTTCATGGTCTGCGCCCGCGGCGATAGTGGTGGAGTTGATGTTTTTATCATTGATAGCCTGACCGATAAGGCCCTTCATGAGCTTGAACTCGTCAATGTTATCACCGCTGGTAAGCGTGTTGATAATCATGTTCACGAAGTTGTTGAAGGTGTCGGCATTGACGAACGCACCAGCCAGCTGTGCGTCATAGACAGTAACCTTGTACTTGTCCTGACGATTGCGCCGGTAGTACACGGTCTTAACGTCCGGATTGCCGGGAGACAGAACATCAGACATGGCCGAAGAATCATAAGGAGTGGCAATGGCAGGGTTCGCAATGGAATCCTGCACATCAGTGCCGTAGGGAACTTCCGCACCTTTGAAAATCTTCAGCGGGTTGTCGTAAACGGCGTTGTGCGCTTCCTGAAAAATGATGCGGTTCACCAGACCATTGATGAACTCATTCATGAACGGGGTGTACGACATGATAGCGCCGCCAGTGCTCTGCAGCGTTGCGTTAGTGGCCAGAGGGACACCTTCTCGCAGAGCAGTGCTGGTATTGATAACGGCGTTAATAACGTCAACAGCAGTTGCCATAGATAATCACTATCCTTTCTTAGTGTTTGTGTTAGCCTTTAAGGTTGAGCCTACCATCGGTAAACAGGCGGTTCACAGGGTTCGGGTCAGTTTCAGGGCGCTGAGGGTCATTCAGTTTGCCGTTATCGTCTGGCACAGTCACACGCAGAAAGAGGTTCATGTTATCCTCTTTCAGTTTAGTGTTCTTAGCGGTCAGCTCTTCAACGCTCTTACTTGCTGCTACCTTTGCTGCAACCTCTTCACTGAAACCGGTAGTCAGTTCAGCCAGAAGATTGGAAATCTTTCCTTGGTCGGCATCTTCACCGATACTGGACAGAATTTCCTGTGTCTTTGCATTATACTCTGACAGTTCCATTCTGTTCACTCCTTTATATTACTTCTTAGAACGATAATCCCATCGACCCTTACCGTCTCTTACATCCACATGGACAAAGGTGTTGTACAAGCCAAGTCCAAGAGAATTGCGGTAGGAAGAGTTGATGAAATTGTACAAGGCAAGCGGCGTAATACCCGGAATGCGGATATCAGCTGCGTTGCCGTGGGTGTGCTGTGATTTAGGAGACGCATTTTTGAGCTGTGAATTGTAGGCCACAGTACGGTAGCCGCTGTTGATGATTACAGGTTTGTTGAAATGCTTACGAATTGTTTCAAGTACATCAATAAGTGCTTTATTCAGCACAACGACACGAGAATTGTCAGTGCACTTGAACTCACTGATAGTGAAATGCTCACTGACCTTCTCATTGACGTGTTCAGTCACGTCAACAACATAATACTCAGCGGTTTTCATCATACTTACTATCCTTCTTAGTGTTCAGTGCGGACAGGAAAGGCGCTACCATTTTCACAAGGTCGGGGTTAATGCTGCCCAAATTTTCCAGAACAGAAATAGCTTCGGTCAGGATAACCAGTGTACTAATGGTAATAGCCGCAGGGAACTTGAACCCCATGTCCACGTAGTCCATTGCAAAGTCAGCAAGATAGCCAAAGCCAACGAACAGGATGAACGATGCTTTTTTGTACATGCCTTCCCTTGCTTTGGTGCTGGACAGCTCTTTGTTCTTGAGTGCTTTCAGCACGCCGGTCAGAACGTCCACCATCATAAATACGACTACGAGAATTACCTCAGTCGGTACGGATGAAGTAAACTTCACTTTTTCTTCACCCCCTTTCCCTCCCGTTTATTCTATTATACCATAAATGGTTGACTTTGAACAGGGGTTGCGGTATAATATTTATAGAAGGAACGTTCATTTCCGGAATGTTCCACATGGAACAAATTTTACGGGGTGTTATATTTTGGGCGATTTTTACGATGGAGCAAAGCTCCTGTCCCTGACAGATATCACGGGCAACAAGCCCGAAATCTATATGTGCACTACTAACCGTAGCGGTGGCAAGACTACATGGTTCAACCGGTATTGCCTTAAACGCTTCATCAACTACGGTGAAAAGTTCATGTTGTTGTATAGGTATAACTATGAACTCGATGACTGCGCTAACAAGTTCTTTAAGGACATTAGCGGCCTGTTCTTTCCGGGTCATGAAATGACAGACCAGCGCAGAGCTAAGGGCATTTTTTATGAACTGTTTCTGGATGGTGTTAACTGCGGCTATGCAGTAAGCATCAACAGTGCAGACCAGATTAAAAAGTATTCCCACTTCTTTTCTGACACTGTAAGAATGTTAATGGACGAGTTTCAGAGCGAGACTAACCATTACTGTGCAGACGAAGTTAAAAAGTTTAGGTCTGTACATACCTCTGTTGCGCGTGGTCAAGGCGCTCAAAGTAGATACGTTCCTGTTTATATGCTGTCTAACCCTGTAACTTTGTTGAACCCATATTATGTTGCTATGAATATCAGCAGCAGACTAACCGACAATGTAAAGTTCCTGCGCGGTGAAGGATGGGTTCTTGAACAGGGTTATGTAGATGCTGCGTCTAAGGCGCAGGCTAGTTCTGCTTTTAACAGAGCTTTTTCCGGTGACACCTATGACACGTATTTAACACAAGCTGTGTATCTGAACGACAGCTCTGCTTTTATCGAAAAGCCGGAAGGCAATTCTCGATATCTGGGCACGCTTAGATACATGGGTAAAGAGTACGGACTGAGAGAATTTGCAGACTCAGGTGTTATCTACTGTGACGATAGACCTGATACTAGCTACAAGTTCAAACTGGCTGTCACTACTGACGACCACCGTGTAAATTATGTTATGCTGAAAAGCTATGCTATGTTCTTGGACAATATGCGGTATTACTTTGACCGCGGCGCATTCAGGTTCAAGAACCTCATGTGCAAAGAGGTAATTCTCAAAGCACTGTCTTATTAAACTTATCCCATCGAGCAACTAACATTGATGCAACTGGGTAGCAACGGCGAAGAACCGTCCGGGATGCAGGTTCGTGTAGGCTGCACGCTCTGTTGGAACTCGATTCAGGATATAGAAAACCCCCAGAGGTTACATCGTAAGATGCCCTTTGGGGGTTTGTTTTATTTTATAATACGTGAACTTCGCACGGCACAATACAGCACGGCATATTTTGGGCAAAGCCATGCCCAAAGCCAGTTTGCAAGGAAACACATATCACAGTTGCATCCTTATCATTTTTAAAGTCAGTAAGATTAGTGACATGTTGCAGGTCTTTGATGCCCTGAATTTCTACTACATCACCAACCTTGCATTCACCCAGCCGGTAATTGTAGTAATTTCTAATAAACATAAATAACTCCTTTCAGTCCAACATGAAGAATGCTGCAGCCATTAAGTCAACACCAAACATAATAACAGCTGCAATAATCAGTTCCCATAAAGATGCGCCATTGGTTGCCATAACTCCAATGCCAACACACTCAGAACCGACAACAACAATTAGCGAACCAACGGTAAACAGCACATCAGGTAGTTTCATCACATCACGCTCCAAGCTACTTCACACCATATCAGTAAAGCCACAATAACAGATGCTACTGCAATAAGTATAGCGCCATCTGTATAGCCGTGTACAAGTGAATAAATAAATGTGTAACCAACGTAAGCAATCATAAGAGCCACAACAATAATGATTGACATAGCATCCTCACTTCTTGTAATTCCAAATACTAAATCCAGAACCAGCGATGATTGCGGTAAACGTACTAGGCGTATCTACCTTATACATTAAAACCTTAGACCGCAGTATATCATCTGGTAAAGAGCCAATGCGTAAACACTGGTCATTGAAACCCGGAAGATGAACAAAATCTTTTTCAAGCAGCGCCGCTACATATAACAAAGAGTCTTTGTTTATAGCTCTGCGCTTGAACGTTTCGTGTGGCAACTTGATTAAGATGTAGCGCCTACCAACTGCATCTTCCACGCTATCTTCCATGTGAGGAAGTGTACCGTTACCCAAGATTATTCACCCTTTCTTGCAAATTTTGCATACAGCCCCCGTCATTGATAGCATTGATGCGATGCAACATAATCCAATCAACAGGCCGAGGGTCATAATGCTCAAGGTGATATGGACATTCAGTGTAATTGCAGTCCTTAGTTGCCCCATAAGAACTGTCGCAGATAAGATAATGCTCCATCATTTAATCTCCTTGTAATCGCCAAACCGTTTAAAGTAACCGGCAATGGCGGGGCGCTGCTCAAACTTAACCCATTGCAGCAGCCTGCCGCACTTCTTGCAGTAGATACCGGAGAAGTAGCCCTGCGCAACCATTTCAAACTGGTCTGAGCCGCAGTTTTTACATTTGTTATGCTTAAATCTCATAGTCACACCTCAATTTCAATTGTAATAATATCTTCTAATGTATTTACAGAAAAAGCTGATACAGCGTTATTCGCACAGAATTTAAGACAATCTTCAACTGATTCAAAAGTTTTTAGGTGGTCTCCGCCATCAGAGTTGATAACTATGGTTGTAGCGGGAAACCAATCAACACAGGTGTTCCATAATTCAACAACATTCATTGTATCACCTCATTGTAAAATTAGTATCTACCAGCAACACGCCACCCGGGATTCTCCTTGGTAGCAATTTGCCGGGAATAGTTAAACCAACTTTGAAGTCCGACAACGTTCTAGTCGTAGATAAAAACTGTATTTCTTCTGGTGTAAGTCCTGAATCTTTCAGCTCTTGTTCCTCGTTTCTAGGGTCTTTACCCTCTTCAATGTCTTTTGCTATAGTAGGGTCAAATGATTCTGCAAACAAATTCTTGCATTTTGCTGGCATACCAGCGCATTTAATATTGTAGTACGGTTTTTCAATAGGCTCTAAGTCCTCTTTTGTAACGTGTTCAATATACGTTTTTTGCCGTACAAACCATCCGATATCCCAGCTGGATTCAAGTTTCCAGCAACAGAAGTTAGTCGGATGTACTGTGATTCCTTTCAACTGCTCAGGCGGCAAGTCACAATGTATGCTGTCTGTATCTGCGTAAATGAATCCGGGTTTATCTGGGCCGTAATAGTTTTTCTGTGCTGCTCGAATGGTAAAGTTCCGGGCATAACTAGTGATAGCACTACCAACTGGGATGTACCCGGGTTTCTTTTCGTACTCTTCAACTTCATAATATCCAACACTTCCATCGTCTTTAAGATAAGCTACTTTGAATGATGATTCCATCGAACTTGCCATTTTACCGTACAAGTTGTTCAGGAATAGTTTTGCTAATGTGCGCTTTGCGCCTTTACTGGTTTTCTTGATTGCTGCATACTTGTTAATGTACTCGTCAAAGATTCCAATTGCAGAAGCAAACTCACAATAATCAAGCAGTTCATAATCTACTAAATCATATTGCTCACGTAACAGAATGAAATCTGTCTGTGTTAGTGTAAGCTCAACACGCGTGTCATGCAAGTTACCATCAACATCATAGTAATACTCACGAGCAACACCATCTTTTCCAATAACGTCTGAACTTTCGAGGGCTTCTGTGCCTTTATACATCCATGTGCCCTTAATCTGGATAAAGGGGAGTTTCCCGGGCTTGAGATAGAATCGAGTCTTGATGCGGAAAAAGTAGAAATGACCGTACTCATGTGGACGCGTAGGTTTTGGCTCTGGCTGAAACCAGAACGGGTCATACTTAACGGGGCATGTGTAATCACCAAAAAGAGTTCCTTCATCTGCTTCAACATGAACAAACTTCGGCATTCCAACAGGGTAATCAGAACCAGAATCGGAATGCATAACACTTGGATATAAGCTGTTCACATCTGCAGTGACACCATTGTGATGCTCTTTACATGCCTTTTGCTTGACGATGTAACACCATCCACCTTTGTATGACTTGTGTATCCATTCGCCAGCATTCTTACTGCCAAACTGCTCTTCATCTAGCGGAACTTTGTACAGGTCTGGGAAATAGTCTTTGTATTCATCTTGCATTATGTTCCGATATTCACTAAGGCAACAGCTACCAATAGTCAATTTACGATGCCCCTCAGAGAACATAATCTCAAGTGCTTCTTTAATAACTAGAACATCGTTAGCAATGTACTTCATCTCTTCTTCTGTGATAGGGCAACCGGCATAGCGTTCACCTTTGTATTCCATCTCAAGTTTCTGGTGCTTTGTTTGGAATGATTTGCCAATAGCTTTCAGGGAAAAAGGTAGAAGTTTCAAACTATCTCTGAGTTCTATGTAATGGCCGTTTTGCTTGATAGTCATACTGTACCACTGACCCATATCTGAGATTGCGTACTTAAATGACTTATCTGGCATATCCCAGTTCTTACGGAACTTAACATGCTTTTCGTCAACTGTGTCATAGGCTTGTTTGTACTTCAAGTCGTGCAAGAGGTAATACATCCAGAAATTGCCATCAAATTTGAGGTTGTGGAAGTACACTACAATATTCTCGTCTAAACTAATGTAGTAGTTGAACAATTCACCAATGCTGTGAAAAACCATAACGTTCTCTGTCCAAAGTTCCACACTAGCTGCAGACCAAACCTCAGTGCTTTTCTGCTCTCTTGTATTCTGTTCTACTGTTGTTTCAAAGTCTGCGCTAAAGGTTCTCCATCTTTCTGAACGCGACACGGTGTATCATTCCTCAAATTCTTCTGAAAAATCTCCGGCCTGCTCCATGGCATCAACAGCGTCACCAATTGTCATTGGGTCACTCGAACCAGTCAAGATTTCAACGATTTTAGACGCTGCGCCATAGGCAATATCTTTACTATTAGTTCCCTTTGAATGACCACCAGCAATTACTGCTGCTAATTCATCAAATAGTTCTGGATATGCATTAACCCGCCGTGCAAAATTGTCAAGACCCATATTGTTAACAGCACGTTGCACAGCGTTATGCACCATTGCTACAATAGAAGAACTATCTTGCAGTGCCCATTTTCTATCATGCTCTGTAACAAATTTAGGCCCCCATTGCTTATCATCAATAACAGATGTGTCACCAGCCATCGCTTGGTCTACAGCTGTTAAAAATGCTTCAGCTTGCGCTGTATCAACAAACGCTTTTTGCACAGTATCTTCAAAGTTTTCTCTAATTACTTCCGCTTGCTGCGCTGGCTTTGCAATCTTGCTAGTCGCGTACCGATTATAACGAGCAATAGCTGCTTCACCAGAAACGACCTCACCAGTTTCAGAATCAGACGCTAAAATGTACTCTTTTAACTTTTCTGGGTTATTAGCTAATCTGTTCATCTGCTGGACGTCTCGCTGCCTGAACTGCTCAAGGTTTAACAGGCGTAACACCTGTGGAGTTACCTCTGCTTCATATCCTTTAGCTCTAGCTGACTGCAATTGGCGATTCACGGCTTGCATTAAACTCTCCTTTGCTGCCCGTAATGCGCGTGCGTGCATTTGAGCTTTCTGCTGCCTTGCGTTCATAATTTGTTCACCTCTTCCTATCAAAAATCCCCCTCACCATGTTTCAGATAAGGGGGATTTCAAATCACTGTGTTATGCTGCCGAAACAGCTAAGTCGTTTTACTCAACGACCTTGCAGGCGATGTACTCGCGGCCATTCTTAGAAGTGCCGGTGACGACCTGAATCTTGGTGAACTCCTCACCGAACTGCTTGTACATGTCCACGGCGTTGCCGAAGTCCTTGCAGAACGTGCTGCTGTTGGTGCAGTACGCATGACCATCATTGGTGGTCATAGCCATCAGGGTAACTTCATCACCCTTGCTGTTAACGTCCGTGTAAAGAACCCAGCTTTCCAACGTCAGGGTAGCACCCTTCACGGTGGTCAGCTTTTCACGGTCAGGGGCCTGAGTCAGGTTGTACAGGTCATGTGCGCTTACGACAGAGCTGGATTTTGCGATGATGTTCATAATTTTATCTCCTTCTGTTCTTTTTGATTACTGCTCTTCTGCGGTCTTTTTGGTGCGCTTGCCAAAGCTGGCTGCTTCCTCTGCAGAAATGACCTCTTCGGAAATGACCTCGGCCTGCTCAAACCATGCCTGCATGGACATACCGCGGGTCTGCACCTTGGTCTCCATGGCGGTGACAGCGATAGGATTGAAGCCCTCGTGTTCCCAGTTCTTGGAAATGGCCTTGAGCGCAGAAGCGTTGTCGGTGAAAGCGCCATCGACTGCAACAGTCATGTCAACAACCTCAAAGGTGGTGGTATTGACTGCCTTAACGGTGCAGCTGGTGATGGCAGAGCGGCGGGTGATGTAAAACTTACGCATGATGATAGTTCCTTTCTGTAATTGTGAAGATGATGTGTATTGTGGACTGTTTGTCCACCCTTATTGTACCATATTTTGGTCAAAGGTTACATGAACAAATGTTGCTATTGGGATAGACAATTGTCTCATTCGTGAAAAATTTAACAATCGGTATGCCCTCTGCAATTCTGTCCTAGGGTGGGACTTTCAACAGATTCAACATAGTTTTCAACTCCTTCTCGTGAGTAGTTCTCACGTTACGGCCCTGAACAGTGATGTTCAGAACCGTTGCCTGAGAATTACAGGTCAAATAACACCTCTAATTTGTGGTAGGTAAAGGCATCAAGCGGGTAATTGCTGCCATCCTTAACCACCCACACCGGAAGTCCTTCCTCAAGGGCATATTCCATTGCACGAATGCATGAGGGAAACATGTTTTCAGTGTCCGGATAAAATGAAATTTCCGGTTCGTCAAACAGGCGTTTATCCATGTACCAGCGTGCGGACTTCACAACAGATACAGGGTATTGCTGGCAAAGATAATCAAACATCTTTGTCGCCAGTTGACCGGCATTTAACCGTGCGGACATTGCTTTCCACCACCTTTCTTTTTATCTTCACGACAATCCATGTAGCCAGTGAGATAATAAAGGGCTGAATCTAAGTCTTTGCGGGGTTCTGTGCCCTGAACAATGTCATGAGAAACAATAGACAGCGCATTGTACAAGGCAACACATTCAGCATCTGAGTAGTTTTTCAGAAACAAACGTATCATTACTCAATCACCTCGCATTCAGTCTGGGTCACAGATACTTAAAACGATATCTGCGACTAAACGTGCACCGGCAATAATGCCAAGCATAATCGCGGTATTAAGACACGAACCTTCAATCCATGGCGTAAATGCAACCCACCAAAGGAAAGCTGTTATTTGTGCAAACATATATGAACACTCCTTTTCTCGCGGGTAGTTCCCACGTTACGACCCTGAATCGGGTTCAGAGCCGTTGCCTGAGAATTACAAAACACTGATATGATACCCAACACAATTAGGGTAACGGCGCATAATTTTGTCTGCTGCCGCTGCAGCCCTATTCGGCGTTGAATATTGACGTTCAACATAAGTAATACGGTGCTGCAGCGCAAAACACGGGTCAATTCGCATTTTGGTCGCCAACGGGTCATAGTCGTAAAACTCGATTTTATAGAACCGCATAATTCAGCGCTCCTTTTCTACAATGTTCCAAGCATAATGCTTAACAGTTGTGCCGCCAAATGTGTAATCAGCCGCAACCTTGAGCATAGAATATTGATGCTCTTGTGCTGAACCATCACTAAACGTTGCAACAAGCATTTTATTAAGTTCAAGCCTATACCAGCTGCGTCCGCATGACGTCACATGATACATTGAATCACCGTAAACAGTGTTGATATAAACGCCGTTATGCAGCTGGTCAACCTTTATCAATGTTGCCATATTTTACCTCTTTTCTGTGTTCTGTGTTTTGGCATCTCTGCGTGGTTTCCCATCATCAGCGCACAAGTTACCAGCTTGTACGGACAGGCATTGCTGCCTGTTTCGGGTTAACGGATTGCTTTGCCAAAATTGGCGTAATAGTTGTAAAAACTATCAACGTCATGCTGTGAAATAACTACATCCAAAATGTCGCCAACATCAGTATTCTTGCATTCGTAATACAAGCTCTGCCCAAAGAACTCTTCGGTAAAGCGGTTGTAATGCCGCGCAGTTGTCCGGCTATATCCGGCATATGCGCACACCTTGCACAGCCAATTGCCAGCACCATTCTTATAAATATACAGCTCTAAAGTGCCATAACTATAAAACCAGATTCCAGCAATTTCACCATCATTCAGCACAAATTCAACATGAGTTTGTGCGCTGGGCATACTCATTAAATGAAACTTTTTGACCTGTGTCATAATAATTTACCTCGCTCTGTGTTCTGTGTTTTGGCGTCACTGTGTGGTTTCCCATCATCAGCGCACAAGTTACCAGCTTGTGCGGACAGGCATTGCTGCCTGTTTCGGGTCAACGCAAATCACGCACAAATTCAGTTGTATTGTTGCCTTTACCGTGCAAATGACTAACCTCGCCGGATAGCGCCCCACGACCATTGACCTGTGCAACAAACCATGTTTCATCGACACAATTAGTATACACAATAGAGTCGCAAAAAACTGAACATAAATAACGCTTATCATCGTGATACTTGCCATGAACCAATGCGTAAATTTCAATAGTCATAACTGTTCCTCTTTTCTGTGTTTGGTGTTATCGTAGTATTCCTACGTTGCAAAGCATGACATTCAGCACCAATTTACCGGCTGCCTATTATCATGCTCTGCTGCCTAGGAATACAACAGAAGTGTTTTCAATATTCAATTATCAAGGTACGTTGTTTGCTTGATGGATTGAAAGCCAGTGAACGTCTCGACCATGCTACCACGTGCCGTGCCCCTCGACCTTGCTACCGGGCTTTTGTCTTTCTTTCCACCTATATTGTACCACACTCTGTGTGGTTTGTCAAGAGGTTTTTTCTTAAGCTTTGCGGTGTGGACTTACCAGCTGCCTTACCGCGTTCACTCTTGAACGTCCCTCTTTTGACACCCTTATTATACCACAAGTCAAGCCCCATTGCAACCCCCTACAACAAATATACTTGCATGTATG